ACCTATAACAACCTATAGCTAAAAACAATAACCAAAACTTCAAAAAGTTCTTGACTATATTTTCATACAGTGTTATACTAAAACCATAAAGAAAGGAAGTAAAGAAGATGAAAAAATATAAATTGATTGAAATCAATAATGGTAAAGAAAAAATATGGTTATTTGAGACATTTCAAGACCTTAAATATTTTCTTATATATAATGATTTTTTCTCTTGGATAAAAGACAATGAAGATGAAGAAAATATACCTGATTTTTCAGAAGTTGATACAATAGAAGAAATTAAAGCGATTTTTAAAAAATATGATTATTCATGGTGGGAAAGGAGGGTTGAACATGGTGAATTTTACTAATATTAGTGGGTATTCACATTATATTGTTTTTAAAGGTTATAAATCCTATTTTGTTTTAGCACAACCAAGCAAAGTAAATAAATTATTAAATAGTGATTTATTTTACTATAATAAATCTTATAATATGTATTATAATGAAAAATGTAAAATATTTGTATTTGATGGAAATTTACAATATTTATTAGATACCTTACCTTATCCATTTAAAGGAGCGATTTAAAATGGCATTTTACGGAACATCAAAATATAACAAATATCGCAAACGTTTATACAATCTAACAGATAGACAAAGAAGATTATACGCACAAGATATGCAAGATTTAGAAAACTATCTACAATCTACTGATTATTCTTATTCATCTTCTTTAGATTCAATTTATAAGAATTTCCCTAATTTTGAGCTTCGTCTATCAAATCATTCAGCAGATAATCAATATCACGACATTTACACTTCTTCTACTCTTCTTGTTAACGTTCGTTGCTCTAAACTAGCTTACCGAGAATACATAGAGAAGAAAGTACCTGCTATACTCAACCTACTTAAAACCCTTGACTTATCAAAATACCGTTACATTAACATAATTAATGAACAAGTAAATTGCTATCTAAAAGATTATAAAACTAAAAAAGAAAAATTTTCAATATCTTATTGACAAACATTTAATCTTATGTTATAATTACCTCAAAATAAAGAAAGGAAAACCAATCGTACATGGAAATTAAAAATAAACAAGAATTACTTGAATATATCGCCTCTCTCGAAGAGCGTATTAATTCTTTAGAAAATCCAAAAGATGGCGACGGTGATGGAAAAGTCAATGAAGACGAAAACACCGAAGAACCTAAAGAAGACGAAGTTGATGAAATCGAAAAATTTTTAGAAGATTAGAAAGGAAACCTAAATGAACCCTATTGAAGAAACTAAATCTGTCCCTAATTTCATGACTTCGGATTATTCAGCGTCAAAGCTGGATAAATCCAATGAACTCAATGAAACTATGACAATCAAGCCAAGCGCACCAGACGCCCTAGAAACTAAAATTAAAGGAGGTCTAGCTTAATGCCATCACAGAAACGAGCAATCGCACAAGCTACTCAATCAGCTATTTTGCAATTTAATAATGACACTCAAAACTCATGGAGTTTTGGTGCAAACTGGAACAATCAAGGTACATCATTCGAGACTTTTGTGAACAATTATTTGTTTCCAAAACTAAATGAAACACTAATTGTTGAAACAGTAAACGGTAACCGCTTTGACTTCCTAGCTAAAGAGGTCGACTTTATCGGTCAATATTCGGAAGAATATGTTATTTTGGATTCAGTACCAATTTCTATGGATTTGACTAAATCCGCTGAACTCATGCTGAAACGCAACTATCCACGAATGGCTTCCAAAATTTATCAACAAGGCATCTTGAAAAAGGTTAAATTCACCCTTAATAACAACGATTCCCGCTTGAACTTCTCAACTATCGGAGACGCTATTAAGTATGCCATTTCAGTATACAAAAAGAAAATCTCAGACATCAATGTTGCAGAAGAAGCAGAATATAAGGCTATGCTCCTTGACTACTCATTGAATTTTACAGCAGACAAACGCACCGTTTCATCTATGCAGGGACTTTTCCAAGAGCTATCAAAAGCTATTTTAAACTTGCAAAACAACTCAGCAAAACACAATGAAACTGCAACTGCTTCTGGTGGTGCTATTGGTCGCTACACTACTACATCTAAATTAAACGATTTACTAATCGTTACGACAGATGAAGCCAAGGCTTATCTCCTTGATACTAAACTAGCTAACACTTTCCAAGTAGCTGGAATTGATTTATCATCTAAAATTATCTCTTTTGATGACTTAGGCGGAACTTACAAGACTAAAAAAGATATCAAAGTTACGAAGAAAATCAAAGAAGGTCTTGAAGCAATGGGAGACTATCAAGTAGAAATTGATGATACAATCCCTCAAGCTACCATCTTTACATTTGACGTGACTAAACTCTTTGATACAGCAGACATTGAAGAAATCAAGCCATCAGGTGAGTTCTTTGCAATGCTGTTTGACGTTCGGGGCTTGCGTTACAAACGCTGTACAAAAGGAATGTTGAAAGAGCCATTCTATAATGGTGAATTTGATGAAACCACTCACTGGATTCATTATTACTCAATGAAAGCTATTTCGCCATTTTATAATAAAGTAGTTATCACTACTGCTTAACTAGCTACCAACTTTTTCTTTAAACTTTTTTCATCTTAGGGTAGGGTATGAAAACCCTATCCTATTTTAAATGTGTAAAAATCTCATAGAAAGGGGCATGAATGTATCCTGATTTAATACAATCTGATATTACTGAAAAAATTTATGAAAGAATAACCGACCATAGAAACAATTTTAATGATATCATGTGCAAGCGGTATCTTGAATTTTTACCACTCACTATATCATACGAACATACAGACGAACATCTTATAAATAAGGTTCGCCTTGAAAATATTTTGCGTTCTGGATATGGGGCGGTTTTGGGAGAGTTGACAACTGGAAAAATTGGCTTACTCGGTTATATTATTACTGAAAAGAAAAATCCATTATCAACTTTCGTTAATTTGGAAAAATACAATCAAGATGATATTACTTTCATTTTGTCACCAGCTCTTCGATTGTCAAAATATGAAGAAATTTCTGATATTGATAATTATGAAAGCGGTAACTTCATTGTTATCTGGAATAAACCACTAAATTATAATAATGACTACGCCATTGTGAAGCACTATGTGGACGAACTAACTGAGATTATCGTTTCTCGTTTCTCTATCATCATGCAAGCTAAAATTAATACGTTTCTACGTGACGAATTTAATTCGGAAGATATGAGTGAAATAGCTTCTGATTTGTATAATGGTAAACCATGGATAAAAACTTCTTCAAAGTTTGACCCCGAAGAGCATATTATCAGTATATCTAATACTGCTTTTGTCTCAGCGCTGACCGAATTAAAACGAACTTACCAAAATATCATATCTGAGCTTAACTCAATGTTAGGTCTTAACTCTTTAGGTGTTGACAAAGAAAGCGGAGTATCACAGACCGAAGCCAATTCAAACCGTTCTTTTAAAAAAGCAAATGAAAATATCTATTTACGCTCACGAAATGAACAGCTCGAAAAGCTAAATGCTAAATACGGTACTAACTTCCATGCTGAGTACGTAGATAGCATGGTCAAAGAGCTTTCCTCTCTTGAAAAATTGGAGGTGATAGAAAATGGCTAAAACAACCACTTCACTATACTATATCATTTGTTCACAACTTTTAAATAATGGTTACAATGAATTTCTTTCAGAAGACGGAAACCAATTATCTTTCTTTGACCCTAATAGGCGCGTGATGGGAGCTATTTGTGCATATCAAGATTTAAATATCAGGTTATCCTGTCAACAAACAATCTTTTTTGGTCTATCTTTTCTTGGTATCAAACGTCTAAGATTTGAACAAGAATTTATCAATCGTTTTCTAAACCGTAATATCAAATTTCAGACTTATGAAACAGCAAGAAACTTACTTGTTTCATACGCTCTTCAAAATATGGAAATGATTACCGAATTATATTCAGGTGAAAACTTCATTCAATCCAAATCTATAAGCACTTCCACTAATGCACAAAATTCAGAAAGCAATTCCAAAAATGCTTCATTGTTTACTGACCTACCACAAGACAACGTAAATATAAATTTAGATGAAAACACTCTAAACTATGCTACCAACAAAACTATATCTAAATCCAACAATACTGGAAACACTTCTGGAAATACTTCTTCTACTTCTACAGCATACAGCATAGATAATATGCAAAAGCTATACGAATTTAGAGATAAAATGTTTTCAGACTTAGACAAACTATTATTTTCACAACTCTATTAAGAAAGGACAAAACAAATGGCAGACATTCCAGAAAATCAAGAAACCCCTGATACTAACCGTCTCCCTGATGACTTAGACCAAAACATCAGACCTCAAGATAGCCACTATCACCCCTATTATGGCTTTCCTTGGGCTTATCCTTATTTTAACGGCTCTTATGAGCCATGGTATGATGACCGCAAGGAATATAACACCAACGCACCGTCTTATTATGATTACCTAGCACACAGAAACTTCAACCTTAAAGTCATGATTGACTTTATCAATAAGCTAGCTAGACGAAATCTAAAAACCTCTCCTACTTATTCCATAGACCTCAAAAAAATAGGTGATTGGATTCAGGACGAAAGAACCAAAAAATCAAGTGATTTAATCACTCTCAAAGCTGACCTGATTTTGTCAAAAATCGCAAAGGGTATTACATTTGGTACAAAGTCTTATAATTTACCTAATGCTATAAGTGTTATAGAAGATGGAACTTATGCCCCAGACTATACTAACGTTTTATCTGACTTTGCTCAACAAATTGAAGAAATCAAAAAGTTAAAAACACCCGAACCCCCTAAATTACCTGACTTCGACGCTATTATTACCGAAAAGGTAAACAAAGCTGTTAAACCTATCTCGGACAAAGTAACGACTCTTGAAACTAGGGTGCAAAACCTTGAAACAGATATGGGACTGGTTAAAGGTGCTCTTACTAAAATCATCAATGACCTTAAAGGCTCTGGCGCATGGGTTGGAAACCTTGCGGGTGATATGGTATCTGGTCGCCATATTGCGACAGGTAACATCAATCTCTTTGGTGGTCTACCTGATGGCTTTAGCTTTATCCGTACGAATAGCGGTCAAACCAATAATGATGTAACGATTGGAGCTGATTAAGTATGGCTAAACAATATGAAATTGATGGTAAGGTTACGGTTACGCAAAATGCAACCCTACTACGCACCGAAAGAGAAAACAATCTCTTCCGTGCAGTGTTTGAAAACCGTATTAATACGGGCCAAGTTGCAGTCTATAACGTAGATTGTTTTGCGGATATCCGAAACGTTACCCAATCAGCAGAAGGAACAATTGAACTTGACTTTTACGGCATTACATCAGTAAGAGCCTACACAACCAAGGCAACAGGAACAACAGGTTATCGAGTAGGTCTTAAAATGTGGGGTGATACTAACAATGACGGCAATCTTAACCTGATTTACCAGCACGAGGTAGACCTCGGCGACGCTTTCGATACAGGAGTTAAAGCTGTTAATGGTTCAAAACCGATTCACCTTACTATACCTGCAGGTGAAAAACGTGAAATCCCCTTGCGTCGGGTTGTCCGTTGGCTTGCTACAGCTCAAGTTTCAAATGATGAGTTTTACATGGACGTAGGCGGATTTATCATCAACCCGATAGAATTTTATGTTCCTTGCGCAATCCGTCAAAATAACCGTCACCGCTCATTGAATGATAACCCTCAGAAAAAAATCCTTAAACGTGATAACTCATGGATTGACGTATCTAAGGAAAACATAGCAACTAAATTACAACCAAATAAGGGGCATACCAGACTACGCCAAGATGGCGTATGGAAACAAGCCCCTATTACTACCAGCAGATAAAAGGAGAATATTACTATATGGTACAAGAATTTACTAGAAATGTAAAAAATGTGAAACCAACACAAGAAAACAAACATATTGAATTTATGGACGTGAACGATTTATTGTCTAACGACAAAGATAATTTTATCAAGCGTCCTAATGAACAATTACATTGTCTAACAGACAATATTAAAACAGTTGAAAGCTCTAATCAACTTATCACTGTTCAGCCTGACAAAGATAATAACAAGGTTACACTCACAGCAAAATCAGATCCTACCAAGGAAGACCGTTTGAAATCTACAGATAATTCAATTATTATCAATCGTGCAAGTGGACAAACCGACCTACTAGTTAACAAAAAACGTGTAATCTTTACTAATGGTTCTGAAAGTTTGGTTACCGTCATTGACTACGGTCTTCAAATTATTCAAGTCTTTTCAATCGGACAAATTACTTACGCCCCTAACCCTACCACACCTCAAACATTTACAACCAATACAGTGTTTAACCCTATAAACATTTCAACAGCTTCATTGGATATTACAGGAAATACGATTAAATTTAAGGAAGTAAACGCTGTACCAGTAAATACGACTTACGGGATTAATGGTTGGGTCATTAACATTGATACACAGCCTAAACCATCTAGACCAGCAGGCCCTATGCAACCGCCACAATAAAATTAAGCCTATATATTATAGGCTTTCTTTTTTAAAAAATATCCCTAATTTGAGGTACTAAAATATGAAACTAACAAAATTTACTTTGTATAAAAACACTCCTTTTGTCAATATGCAAAACACTGTTCACTTTGAAACCAATGAAGAGCGGGACGAATATTTTAAGCAATATGACCGCTACCAATTCAATGGAAATTTTAACTTTCGTAAAGACCGTGGAATTATCAATATTTCGGCAACCTATGAGGAATTAATAGGCTTTAACTATTGCAAATTTATTGATGGCTTTGATGGACAAACCTACTACGCTTATATTATCGGTCAACAATATATCAATGATGGGACTACTAAACTGGATTTACTCCTTGATGTTGTCATGACCTACACGCAAGGAAACGTCTTGGAAACAATCGGGTCAATGGACGTTCAACGTATGCACCTAAACAAGCTTGGTTATAACAACCGCTTGGAAATGTTACGCACTAATGATGATATACCCGCTACGACTACACAACGATATATCAAACATCAATCCGAATTGTTCGGTGATACCTACGTTCTTATCCAGTCATCAGTAGATTTTAAAGAAGACTTTGGAACGGAGAAAAAACCAACCATGAAAACCTCCACGGGTGGAACATTTGACGGTGTGACTTCTCCCGTTAACTTGTACGTAGTAGAGCGAGAACATTTCACCGCTTTCACTATCAACATGAAAAAATATCCTTGGATAATGCAGAATGTTATGAAATGTACTATTATACCACAAAAGTTTCTTTCTGAGGGTTCACTTGAACAATTCACAACATCAAGTGGTTTTGATAAAATCTATAAACTCAGAAACAATGCTTCTTCTACCAATTATGCTTCTGAAATCTCTTTAACTAAAGATGAATTAATGCAACTCTTTACCCTTGAACCTGAGCAAGAAAAGCACCTCCTTAGAACTGGTATAGGTACTATTGAACTCACGGACTACCGAGGGCAAACAATGGCTTTTGACCTTGGAAAACTTGAACAAGTCAAACTAAAATTTAATATTATAGTAGGTTATGCTAACGAAGTACGAGTAACCGCTGTAGGATACGGGGATAGGACGCTAAACGGTAAAGGCTTCCACTTTAATTTTAGCCTAGGATTTGATAACTTCGACGATATGCCAATCATGATAAATACGGGTGACCTAGCAAAAGCGAAAAGCGCTTACAGTCGGGAGCTTGGAAATTCAAGGACTATTTCAGGAAGATTAAATAAAATTACTGGAAGTAATTCAAGTGTTGAAGATAGGATTTTCAATGGACTTTCAGTATTTTCAGATGTTTTCGCTGGTGGTCTCGCTTCTGCACCGTCAAAAGGTGCTGGACTGTTTGCGAACGAGTACGAACATTATAGAGAACAAAACGCCCAATTTGCAGAAATGGCTCTCAGTACACCGACCGTAACAAACCAAAGCACTGGAAATTCATTCTTGGTTAAACAAAATGAGTGGGGGCTTCATTTGAAAGTTAGTAAGGTATCAGATGTGGAATTGTCTAAGGTCAGACAATACTATAATATGTTTGGTTATGAAATCAATGGTCGGGAGTTTATTAATATATCAAGTAATGAACGCTGTAATTGGTTACAATTTACAGGGAATTGGAGCTTGCCTAATGTTGATGTTGAAAGTATGAACGTACTCCGTAACCTGCTAGAAGGTGGTGTTCGTTTTTGGCATTATCGGGGCGGTGAATTTGGTAGAAATCCCATGCGGTTTGACTACCTAGAAAGTAATATCATGGTGAAATAATATGCCTAAATATAAAGATTATGAAACCGACCAGTACACAGCATTTTTAAAACAGCCCTATTCTAACAATTATGGTATCTCAGAAGAAAGAATTGCTGATTGGTTTATGTCTCAGGCAGGAGCAAGACCCGTTATTAATTCTTACGGTGTAAACCGTAGCAATTTACTTTCTACCTATATACCTAGATTAAAGCAGATGTTAGGTGGTTATGTTTTTTTCCTTTGTTATACCGTAACCGAAGGAGGTGGAGCTGGAAACTGGATAAACCACTATGCAAGTGACACGTCCACTTCAGGCTTGCAATGTTTAATAGATGATTGTAATTATTTATTAAGAATTTCAAAGGAAAATCACCCTGTAGCACTGTCAGCACCAGAAGTTTTTCAACCAGCACAAGAGGACGTACAAGGAAAAGCTCAACAGGTATACAATAGTATGTCATCTAATATGATAGGAAAAATATTTATGCCTTCTACCATGGCTGGTAATGCTTGGGTGTATGCTACTCAATGGTGTATCAATAATCAAGGCCCTCAACCATACGTGTATTTTGGTAATCCATACGACCAGATTATTAGAGCTATAAAATCCACAGGTGCTGACCCGTTTAAAGCTGGAAGTCAAACACCATCAGGGCCTGACCCTGATAAAAAGAATACTAGAAACGTAGAAAAAGGAGACTTGTTTAGTCAAATTGCAGAATTGGTTGACGGTCTAAAGAAAGGAGTTAGTGAAATTTTCGATAATCAATGTTATGACCTATCAACTCATAGTTATTATTACACTAATAGAGTTATTAAAGTAGAAAGAACCTATAATAATACAGTTAAAGTAAGTTTAGATGATGAATACTTGAACACTCTATTTAATAGTATAACTGAACTAATCACTAAAAATAATAGTAGTAATCAGCAATCAAAAACAACTAAAGATAAATCAAGCCCCCAAGTTGGTAAACCGTCAGGAGGACAAAAGACCGATATAATGGCTAAAGTTGGAGCGGTTAGAAACTTACAAGGTCAAAAAGTCGGAGATGGTCAATGCTACGCTCTCACTAGTTGGTATGTTACAAGCATTAGTCCCGGATACAATATTAGTAAAAGTTTAGGCCCAATCCCTACGGGTTTTGCAATAGGTGATATATTAAGGGCTGGAAATATTGGGTCTGGTTTTAATTGGGCGAGCATAGGTTGGACGGTAAAAGAGGGAAGAAACGAAAATATCAGAATCGGTGATATTTTTAATGTAGCGTCCTATGCTGGGGGTATTTGGCAAACGGGTGAATATGGTCATACTGGAATTGTAACGGGGTTAGATGATAACAACGTAGAAATTACAGACCAAAATTACAACTACGGGCCTGTTAGCATTAGGCAATATCCAAGGTCTCAATTTATCCAAAATATAACCAGTCTAATTTCTCCACCATAAAATAAAAAAAACCTAGCTATTAGCTAGGTATTTTTATTATTTAGTTAGGTCTGCAATAGGTGTTGCTTCTTTGATAGCCTTAGCAACCAACTCAGCCATTCACGTAATGATAACGCTGAGTTG